TGAAGGTCGCCGCCTTCCACGCCTGCGTTCGACTCATCGCGCTGAAGTTGCAGAGCTTCCCCGTCGACGTCTACCGCAGGGTGTCCGATACCGAGCGCCGGCCGGCCGGCGTTGCGCCGCGCTGGACCCGGAGACCGAACGGCGAACGGCTCTGGCCGGAGTTCATCGCTGAGCTTGCGGTGAGCGCTGCGACTCAGGGCGAGGTCATGCTCGACGTCTCGCGCAAGGACAACGCGGGTTATCCCAGTGACATGTTCGCCATCGACCCGGCGGCGGTGATCGTCGCCCGCGACAAGGGCACCCGGCGGCTGTCCTACACCATGAACACGGTCGACGGCCTGCACCCGCTGGATGCCGGCTCCATCAAGCATTGGCGGCTGATGACCATGCCCGGCTCCGATCGCGGCCTCTCGCCGCTTGAGTGTGCTCGGCAGGAACTCGGGATCGCACGCGCCGCTCAGCGCTACGAGGCCACCTACTTCGCCAACGGCTCCACCGTCTCGGCGGTGCTCCAGTTCCCGGAGGGCGTCGGGCGCGATGAGGCCAAGGAGTACGTCGAGCAGTTCCGCGAACTCTACGCCAGAGGCGGCGATCATCACAAGGTTGCCGGCGTGGTGGCGGCCGAGTACAAGCCGATGGCGATGTCGAACAAGGACGCGCAGTTCAACGAACTGCGCAGCTTCTCGGCTATCGACATCACGCGCTTCTTCAACATCCACCCCACCCGTATCGGCGAGGGGCTCCAGACGCCGATGTTCGGCAACTCGCTCGAACAGTTCAACATGGTGATCTTCCAGGACGCCATCCAGCCGTACGTGACCCTGTTTGAGGCCGGCTTCTGGGAACTGCTGCCGCAGCCGCTCTACCTGAAGTTCAACACCTCGTCGCTGCTGCGCGGCGACACCAGGACCCGCATGGACGCCTATAAGGGCCTGTTCGATGTCGGCGCCATGAGCCGCGCTCAGATCGCCGCCAAGGAGGACCTACCCGTCCCGCCGGGCGGCGAGCGCTACTACCTGGCCGCGAACAACTACTCGCCGCTCGACGAGGACGGCGTGCCGCTGCCGCCGGCACAAGGAGAGTCAGATGGATCGTAAGGACGTCAAGCTCAAGCTCAAGGCGCTGGATGAGGATGGCACGTTCGAGGGCTATGCAGCCGTCTTCGGCAACCTCGACCGCAGCGGTGAGATCATCGCGCCCAGCGCCTTCGACCGCACCCTCAAGGCGCGCAATGGCGAGCCGGTGCCTGTCTTGTGGCAGCACGCCGACCCGGCCGGTTCCGGCGCGCTCTCGTTGACCAGGAGCGGCCTGTACATCAAAGGCAAACTGCTGCTCTCCACCCGCACCGGCGCCGAGGCGTACGAGTTCATCAAGGCCGGCGTGGTCAAAGGCATGAGCATCGGCTACCGCGTGGTCAGCGACGTCTGGGAGGACTCCGTCCGCACCCTGAAAGAGATCGAACTCTACGAGGTCTCACTCGTCACCATCCCGGCCAATCCTGAGGCGGCAGTGCTCGCGGTCAAGGACTGTGAGGACTGCGCCCACTGCAAGGAACACGACGACGATCCCCAGGCACCGCCTCAACAGGCGCCCGCCAGCAAGGCAAGCGACCCGGTTGATGACCACTCGCTTGCCGTCGTTGCCCGTGTCTTGGCCCTGTCAATGGAAGCGACAAAGGAGCTACTAGAACCATGACTGAGATCAACGATGACCTGGTCAAGCAGTTGACCAAGTCGGCCAGCTCGCTCGAGACCGCGCTGTCCGAGCTGCGCCAGCGCAAGGAGAACGAGTACAAGGACCAGCTCCCGGACTTCGAGAAGTCGCTCGCCGACGCCATCGAGCAGGTCAAGCAGGAGCAGGCCGACCAGATGGCCGAGCTGAAGGCTCAGGTCGAGAGCGAGTTCGCCGCCAGCAAGCCGCACATCGAGGCCGAGCAGGGCGAGCACAAGAGCCTCGGCGACTGGCTGGCCAAGACCGCCAGCGGCGAGATCGAGCGTAAGGACTTCGGTGAGGCCAGCGGCGGCGTCGGCGGCTACATGGTCCCGGACCAGTTCGTGCCGCAGATCCTCAACATCCCGATGGAGAAGGCCGTGGTGCGGCCGCGCGCTACCGTCGTGCCGATGGGCTCTGACACTGCGCGCGTGCCGGCCCTGAATGCCGACTCCCATGCCACCAACTTCTACGGCGGGATGCTCGGCTACTGGCTGTCGGAGGCCGCCGCGATCACCGCGACGAGCTGGACCGCCAAGGAAGTCCCGCTGGCCGTCAACACCCTGGCCGCGGCCGGCAAGGTCAGCAAGCAACTACTCGCCGACAGCCCGCTCGGCATGAGCGAGGTCATCGCCCGCAGCTTCGGCGAGGTCATCTCGTTCATGGAGGACCAGGCGTTCTTCGACGCTGACGGCACCGGCAAGCCGCAGGGCGTGATCGGCTCCGGCTGCGAAGTAGCACAGGCGCGCGCCGGCGCCGGCGATGTCCAGGCGGCGGACCTCTACAACATGCTCTCCGTCTTCCTCGGCGATGAGGGCCGGGCGGTGTGGTGCGCCAACCGCTCCATCATCCCCAAGCTCTACGCCATCAAGGACGGCGCCAACAACCAGCTCTTCATCCCGAACGCCTACGGGATCGGCCCCAAGCCCACGCCGACCCTGCTCGGCATCCCGATCGTCTGGACCGAGAAGTGCTCGGCGCTCGGCACCAAGGGCGACCTGATCCTGGCCGACTGGAGCTACTACCTGATCGGCGACCGCCAGCAGGTCGTGGTCGACTGGTCCGACCATGTCGCGTTCCTCAACCTCCAGAGCACCGTGCGTCTCTATGAGCGCGTCGACGGCAAGCCCTGGATGGACGCCACCCACACGCCTCGCAAGGGCGCAGCCCGGTCACCGTTCGTCATCCTCACCTGAGAGGCGGTGTGTAATGGCACGGCCTAAGCTCAATGAGCGGTTGAAGGTCGACGTCGGCCTGATCCCGCAAACCATCAACAACAACAACGCGACCGGCGACTACTACGACGTCCGCGGCTGGGAGAAGATCCGCGCCATCGTCATGGATGGCGCCTCGGTTGTGAACAAGACCACCAAGGTCGAGTTCCTGCAGGCCACCGACGCGGCCGGCACCGGCGCCAAGGTGGTCAAGCAGTCCAACGCATCCACCGGCACCGAATCATCGGCGACCAGCGTAGCCGCCGCGGCCAAGCTGTCGGCCGTGACCGAGTGCACAGTCGCGCTGTCGAGCGCGGGTAACGGTGAGACCCTGACCATCACTGACACCGATGGTACGGACTACGTCTTCACTGGTCATACCAACACGACCACCGCGTCGAAGCGCGAGTTCGCGGTCGACGGTACCGATGCCCAGGACTGCACGGCGCTGGTCGGCCTGATCAACCACGCCACCTACGGCGTGCCCGGCATCACGGCGGTCGATGGCAGCTCCGGCACCATGACGCTCAAGGTCTCCGACAAAGGTGAAGGCACCTTCTCGGTCGCCACCAGCGCGGTCGCCCACTTCGTCCCGGCGATCACTAAGCAGGTGCTCATCAGCGAGGTCGACGTGCTGGATCTCGACCTGAGCGGCGGCTTCTACTACGTCGCCGTGAAGATCACCAAGGCCGGCAACGGCATCGTCGGCGCCGTGCTGGAGCGTACCCACGCTCAGCGCCTGCCGGAGCAGGCGGCAGCGGCGAGCACCGTCCTGTAGGACCGATGGTGCGCAGCGGACAGATCGGTTCCGGGCGCACGAGCCGCACGGGGGCGGCGGGTTCCGGCCCGCCGCCCTCTGCGCGGCTGTCGGTCAGACGAAAGGCACGGGTATCGGATGGCTGACCCGACCGCACTGTTCACTGAGACGGATGCGCGGGCCTTCAACGGCGCCGCGCTTGCCGACTCGTCCCGCTATCCGACCGCCGAGATCACGGCGGTGGAGGCGACCATCCGCGCCGAGTTCGCGCGACTCTGCCGGATCCAGTTCATCCCGACCAGCACGACCGTAGTCCTCAACGGCTGCGCCTCATCGAGCATCCGCCTCCCGCTGCACAACCCGTTGCGGGAGCAGCCGCCGCGCTACCTGAGCATCACCGCTGCGAGTATCGATGGCGTTGCGCTGACCGCGGCCGAGCTTGCCGACCTAGCGGCGGAGCCGAACGGGCGCGTCACGCGCAAGACGCTCGGCTCCTGGCTCGGCGCTGCACCGAACATCGGCAATGTCTCAATCACCGCCCGGCACGGCTATGCGACCGTTCCGGGAGACATCAAGCGGGCAGCGCTGGTCGTGTTGCTGGCGCAGCTGCTCCCGAGCGAGATCGCGCCCAACGCGACCAGCTACAACGACGGCATGATGACCTACCAGATCGGCTATGCCGGCGACTGGCCACACCCCTACGGCCTGCACGAGGTCGACGCCGTGTTGCTGCGCTACCGCGAGGAACGGGTGACGATCGCATGAGCGGCGTCACCGTCACCTTCGGGATCGCCGCCGCACTCAAGGACGCCTTCGCCGTCAACGCCGCGCTCTCCGCCATCGACGTCACCAGCGGGCCGGTGGCAGGCGAGCGCGACCCGCGCGAGTGGATCCAGATCGGCCGGCCGCGGGTGACCCGCACGCCACGCACCATCACCGGCCAGCCGATGGGCGGCCACGACGAGGACGGCACCGTGCCGGTCATGGTGCTGGCCAGCGCCGACGGCCGCGGCGAGGAGGCGATTGTGCGCCTGCGCGAGCGCATGGAGGAACTCATCGGCGCAGTCGA